CGTGTCCGCGAGCGTTACCCCCGTCGGGAATGTGCGTTAAAAACGTTACTGTGAACAATCCGGCTTAAACGTTTTAATCTGGATCAAATGCAATCCCGAGATCATTAAATAAAGGTTGGAGTTCTGAATGAGTTAAGGGCCATAATTTTTTAACTTTATTTGGCATTTGCTCAATCAACATATATAACAAAATGCTTATCGGTTGCCCAAAGATAAGAGATTTATCCTTTTTTTCTATAATTCGCTCTTGAATATCCGGGTGAGATTCTATGAAAGATAATATTTGATCTTTATTATATCTCTTAATATCTTCCAGAAAGGAATCAACAATATAAGCATCACGCATTGAATTCATAACTATTTAAAAATCTTAGTAAACCTCCCGCAATGTTCGCATTTAACCCGATTCCGATTTTCAATTTCTTGATTCATATCGTTTATTCTATCCGTTAAGTATTTTAATCTCCATTCTTTTACTTGCTCATCCTTTGCAATACGAGTCATAAACCAAATTGGATCTAAATCCTCTTCGCAGGTTTGGCATTGGAGATAGGGAGATCCTTCAACTATATAAGCAGAGTCATGATTGCATTTGGGTTTTTGATTCGATTTTTTAACTGACCAAGTTCCAAGTTCTTTAAATTGAACGATCTTATTTTCATCTTCATTCATCGTTTATCTTCTTAACCCGTCGTCGCAACCCAGCCACCCCCAACTCGCGTGGCAACTCCAAAGAGAACACCACCAACCGGAGCGATCCCACCTATCGCGTGTCCATGTATAGAATAACCTTGTCCTCCGCTCGGACCGCAGGAGATTCGATAAACGACAATGACACCTTCTGCATCCGGAACATTGGTAAAATTTGCGGATCCGCCATCATGGACAATTGCATAGACGCTTGCAAATCCTGAATGAGAGTGATTGATCGGAGCATAAATACTATGAAGCCCGTTGATCTGTGATTGAAGAGATGCGTCACCGCTTTGTCTGGCTGACTCTTCCGTACTTATCCAACCGGACAGCGCATTCAGAGCATTTACAATACTTTGCCTCATTGAACCAGTAAAACGAACAACGAGTGCAGATAACGAACCAATCTTGATATCCGTAACAAGCTTTGTGTTCGTGATGGAATTATCCCGGATATTTTCGTCTTTCACTCTACGAAAAGAGCGAACATCTTCTAAAATAGAAACCGTTCCCATAAGACTACGGATTTTAAAGAGCTGAATGTCTCCTTCCTCTACCGCCTCTTTGAACAATACTTCGAATGAATTTCGACGGTAGGAATTTGCGTAACCGGTTGAATCTAAATAAAGAGAGTTTTCGTTTTGAAATCGATGGCGCAAAACTACAACGGAATCAGAGTTTTGTCGAGTGATGACAATCCCATTTTGAACGGGAATCTTAACTCGTTTTCCGGAAAGATCATAGGCAACCGTCTCCGAAACGTTGATCGTATTCTGTGCTTGGCCTACGGTAACCTCTCCGCCCGTAATAACTTCACCCGCAAATAGATCCGCAAATCGATTTAGGATCTCGCTTTCTATGGAAGAATGTTCTTCTTGGAAATCTCCTTGAAAAAATGGCTTTCCGTTTTCTGGAAAATTTGCACCGCTCAAATTCATAATAATCTCCTAATATACTAACCAGTAGCGCTCAAAACCGAGAGGGCCTTCTGATAAACGAGTCCCTTTGAAAACTTGGCTTCCTTCGAAAATTGAGGGAGCTTCGTTCGTACCCAATTCTTCCCAAACTTCCCAGACATTTCCCCCTATGTTGATCGTGTCCAAGATCCGAATCAGGTTTTGACGTTTTAGGTTATCGATTTTTGGAATATAAATGCGAAAGGCAAAGAAACAGTAGTTTCTGGAACCGATGACGGAGCCGATCGGATCCCCGATTCTGTATTTGTGATCGAAAACTTCTTCGACAATGATTTTGTCTATCGGGTGTCCCGTGATTCTTGAAGCAAGGCTTCTTTTTGTTGCTATGGTTGCAGGAAGACGACGGTATTCTAAAAGGAAAATGATCCGAAGTAAATAGGAGCTATCCGATTCGGAAGCGTCTCGCGGAAGTCCGTAACGCGCTCCCCACCAATCCAAACCTTTTCCATCCGCGGTATAGAGCCAGATTTGTTTGTAAAGCCAGTTGATTCGGTTTAAACGTTCCTTCATTACAATCAAAAACGCAAAAAGGATTTTATACCATAACGAATTTGAAATTCCACCGCTTCCATTTTCATTCATCTGTGAAGGAGAAGGAGTTGTTTGACGAATCGCTTTTCTCAAGTTTTTCCAAACTAAAGAATCGAATGAAAATCGAAATCGACTCATGCGGAATAAACCGTCGCGGTGACATCAAAACCGGATCCTTTTACAGCGAGTGATCCGGGAGATACGAAGACGTTATCTGCGTTATCAACATCGCATTGAACCGCATCGGGAAGATTCAAAAGATTGGACCGGAGTGTGTTTGTTACAAAGTCATCTCCATCTTTTAATCCAAAGAAGTAACTTTCTACGACGTTTTCTAAAGTAATTTGATCGGGAATCGACTCCGCGGATGCAAAATAGACAACGAAAACTTTATCAATTTCAACGGCGTCAATATTTTCACAAACAACCGTTGCAACTCCACCCGGATCCCGATCTTCTGCTTCAAAGTAGTCTTCTACGATTTGAAGTTGCGATGGAGATAGTTCTCCTCCCGCTCCTTTCAAAAGCAATTTAACCACCCCCGGATTCCCGATCGACTTACTACTTTTGAAAATGGCTCTTTCGACAAAGGAAAACCCGAGAGCTTCGGAAACATACCACTCGGGCGTCCACATGGAACTTGATTTTATCTCAGCTTCTTTGAGGCGAGAGCGGACGCTTGCGATTGTCTCTCTATCTCGAGCAACGAAGTCCGGAACCGTAGAAGGGTTATAAACAACATCGCAGTCTTCGATGAAATCGATGATATCAGAGATCGCGTTTTCAGCAACGTTTCCTTTTGTTCCAGGTTCTAAAGCCTCACAAGTAACTTCGACCGTATAAAAGCCTCTTGAGTCTTGCAGGGTCGTAGGTAAAACTTTCGCCTCTTGGATGATCTGAAATAGAATTTTGCGATCCGAAGTTCCAATGATTTTTCCGGTAGGAACTGGAACGCTATACGGCACCGGCGTTTTTGAACCGATTCGGATTTTGTGTTTTGCGTTAGTCGCTTCTTTCCACTCTAAACCGTAACGTTTGAGCCACTCGTGCAAGTCTTCTTCTTCCGCAGTGTGATAATGAATCGCTTTTTGAAGAGAAAGGATGTTCTGATCAACGAATAGAAAGACTGCATTCGCAAGAGATCGTAAAATCGTTCCCGCTTTCGAAAGTTGATTGAAGTCATGGCTCTCGAAAACTTTCGAACCTTTTACATCTCGTTCGAGTTCTCGTTGAACATTTGATTTTGTAGTATAAAGTATCATGTTTATAACTTATTCAAAAACGGCGAAAGCAACAGCGGTAACGGAAAATTTAAGGATGAATCTCTTGTCGTTGCAATACCGTGTGCCGTGGCTGAGTTGTGAGGAACACAAAATACACGTCCGTCTCTCATTAAAACTCCTCCGATAAATGCACCTGTTCCCGGATACGTTCCTCCTGGTGTGGAAACTGAATTCGCCACCGGATCGTAAATTCGAGCGGTCGTTGATTGAAGTGGAACACAAAAGACTCGACCATCAGACAACAAGACTCCGCCCATAAATGCGCTTCCTCCTGGATAGGTGCCTCCTGGCGTGGAAACCGAATTCGCTACCGGATCATAAATCCGTGCGGAGGTGGATTGGCATGGAACGCAAAATACGCGATTATCAGGTAATAAAACACCGCCGAAAAATGCGTTTCCTCCTGGATATGCGCCTCCTGGCGTGGAAACCGAATTCGTTACCGGATCGTAAATTCGTGCCGTAGTTGATTGGGAAGGGATCAAAAATACGCGACCATCAGGCAATAGAACAGCTCCAGCAAAAGCAAGTCCGCCGGGATACGTTCCTCCTGGTGTGGAAACTGAATTCGCTACCGGATCATAAATCCGTGCCGTAGTTGATAGATAAGGGATCAAAAATACACGACCATCAGGCAATAAAATTCCACCCAGAAATGCTGCCGCGCCAGGATACGTTCCTCCTGGTGTTGAAACTGAATTCGCTACCGGATCGTAAATCCGTGCCGTAGTTGAACCATACGGAACGACGAACACCCGACCATCGGATAACAAAACTCCGCCAGCGAAAGCCGGAATGTCATCGGGAGGAATCGTTCCCGGATACGTTCCGCCCGGCGTAGTAAGTGAATTCGTCACCGGATCAAAAATCCGAGCGGTCGTTGAACAATATGGAACGCAAAATACGCGACCATCAGACAATAAAATTCCACCCATAAAGGCATTACTACTTGGATGAGTTCCGGGAAATGTTATTTTCCAAACAATATCAGGATCTGCGAGAGCTATGGTTTTTTGAAGTAGAGGTAAAATCTTCCCTGTCCAATCCCCGGAAAACTTCGGAATCTTAATTGTAGAGCCTGCGCTCCATCCTGCTTTTTCCGAATCGGTTACAAATCGGTGCGTTGCATCCTGGGTTATTTCGGTTGCTAAAATGAGGCCGGAGTTCCTTTTTCCCGCCAACGCAGTATCGGTTTCGGACTTCGTATAATAACTTTCATTGTGATTGTGGGAAGCTGGCGGAAAAGATGACGGTACATTTTGAAGTTCACTCCAATCCGGTGTTCGAGCTTCTTCCCATCCTGCTTTTTCTAAATCGGTTACGAAACGGCGTGTCGCGTCCTGAGAAATTTCAGAAGCGGGAATGGCTCCTATGTTCCGTTTCGTTTGATTCAAACGATAAACAGTTCCTGCACTTGCAACTTTATTAGGTAATTCTGAACCAAAATCATCCACGATATCTGTATAAGAAATCTTTGAAGTAGAAACCTGATCGATGACGCCCTTATTTGCCTTAATGAAGTTTACAATTTCTTGAACTGTATCCAGATCTGTATCGTTTGAATTTAAGAGAGTTTGGATCGTATTGATCGATTGACGCAATAATGCGACTTGAGCCGCAGAAACAGGTTTATTCGTAAGAGTCGAATTATCTGCATTGATGATGTCCGACTCAGTGAGTTGGATTTCGTTTTTAACATTTCCAAGTCCGATCTGTTCTTTCGTGACTTGATGAGGATTGTTCGTTCGATTCGTATGTTCGTCAAGATGAGTTTGCAAGAGCAAATCTGCATCTTCTCTATCATTGACTTCCGTTTGAATCTGATTCGAAAGCCCTTGATCGACAATTTCTCTTTCAGATTTTTCCGTGGAGATGGATTCTGTGATAAGGTTTTGAAGAGCGTTGGAAAGATTCGTGATCGCTGTTGATATCTCTGAATCTGTTTTAAGACTGGACCAAACCAGATTTTCGGAAGTGATCAAATCGTTAATGAACTGTCCGATGTTGTTTGAGAGTTCGTCTTCGAAATCTCCCGCATCGATTCCGCCCGGAAAAACACCAAAGGTAAGACAGTAAACGAGAATGAGGAGCTTCTCTTCAAAGTTAGATCGAGCCCAAAACTGAGCCGCATCTTTCAAACCCTCTGCTTCGTGTTCCGGTAAATTATATTTAAGAATGAAGTCTTTAATATTCACAAATCTCCTCCAAGACTCAAAGAAAGTTCCTCTCCCGATTTTAATCGGAAATAGATCGAAAGTCCCTTCGGTTGTACGGTTACGTTTACAGTTGATTGATCGATTTGATCGAACTGTTCTAAGATGCGGACCGCGTCGTTCATTCGTTCTTGAGGACCGCTGTCGTCGTCTTCATAAAGATGTTTTCGTTGACGGCTGTAGATTTCGGGAAAATCGATGTCGTCTGCTGGCGCCATATCGAAGGCTTCGATAACCATTGAACGCACTACATCCACCTCAGATTCAGAATCCGCAAAATCAAAAGTTTTGGAATCGAGTAGAAGGTCGGAAGTAAGGGTATCGATGAGGAAGTCCACGGGAATAGGATATAGAAGAACGAAGACTTCGCAAGCGAATCGATAAACATAGCGGCTTTCATGTCCACTATGTCTAAACTTTTTAGGATGTGGGTTTTCCGTATTTGAGATTCGAAACCTTTAGATCAGCCGGAACGGATGGAATGGAAAGCGAAGATATCGCTCCGACAATTCCGGCTTTGTAAGTCGCTCCGCCATCCATTGGAGTGGTCGGTGTAGCTTGAAGCGCGGTATAGAGAGCTTGCAAAGACATGCTGACTTGATTCATCCAGATTTCTAAAGAATTTGTATCAACGCCCGGAATGGAGGAATCTCCGATCGCTACCGCTCCTTTTACATCGACTTTATTCTGGGTCGCATCTAACGTAACCTCTAAGGTAGGTCCGTTTTTTAATGTCAGCTTTCCTTCCGTGAGTTTTCCGACGACAGAAAGTAATTGTGAATGATCGATCTTAAATCCTTGCTCATCGACTTCGATTTCGCAGAGTTCTGCGACTTTTGTTTTGATTTTTGAAACCTTGTTAAAGCCGATCGCTACAGCTCGGCTGACATTGTTATCTCCAAACAAAATGATACAGCGGCTTCCAGGAGCGGGTTTGATAGGCCAAAACCAGCGAACGTCTTCTTTGTTTGCGCCGTTAATCGTTGCGGTTAGGAGGCCCGGTTTACCGGAATCGGTCGGTTCTTCTTGGACGCGAACGACAGTCGCCATCGTTGCCCAGTTGATCGTAAACTCAGAAAAGAAAAGAGAAACAAGATCACTCGCGACGCTCATTTTGCATCCTTGAATTTGACCACAGCCGGATAGATAGTTTGCCTAAAAGTAGCATTCTTTGCGGACCAAGTTTTCACAACCTTATCCACAAAGATGTCTTTCGATCTCGCCTCATCGTCTGGATCTTTGAACGTTATGATTTCCGAATGTTGAACGGAAGGGGCGCCGAATGTTTCGAAATCTCCTACGAGACCGGTTCCCGCGATTTCGTGATAGATTTCTTCCGCTCTTTTTTTGAGTTCGGAAAGGGAAATTCCGTCCAAATCGAAAACCAACTCTTCACCGCCGTGTTCGGTAAACGTGGCTTCCTGCATCCTTCCGGTGTCTATATTATAACTTCTTAATTTAACTGTGATCGGTTTTTTTTCGCGAGTTGAGAGATTGTCTTTAATTACGTTGTGACCTAATTGAAAAATCTTTTTCTTTTCTTCCGGAGCAGAAATTTTCGTCGGGTTCTGAACCACTAAAAAGCTATTCCTAAAGAATGCGTCAATTCCATATTTCTTAAGCCTATGAAGCACGAATGCAGCGCGTTTTCCGGCAGTTAAAATGTCATAACTTAATCGTATTGAGGCGATAGCAGGATCGATTTTAGGAATTACATTCTCGGCGGAAATACAACGATTTACGATTGAAGGTATTGTCATCTTGTCGATATTGAAATTCACAGTTTTAAGCTGGAGATCATACATATTGTCTCTACAGACAATTTCCAATGGCATCTTTGGCGATATGCTTAAAATTTTGCCTTCGAATTCAAGAGCTTCTTTGTATCCTTCATACCATGCCCACCAACGTACTAAATCACCTTTTCTGAATGCTTTACTGTCATAGCCTTTCATCTTAGGTAGTCGGATTGTCAACTGAGAATGCGGCTCCCGTCGTCCGCTAATAAGTTCTGCTTCAGAGATTTTGTGAAGGATCTTGCCACCGATCAAAAGCCGTTGTCGCATTATCAGAGCCATGTCTTTAACCTCGCTTTGGCTGTTTGAAATGCACGTCGATCTACAAGTGCGGGAATCGTAATTCTATTTCCGGTTAGATAACGTAGAATTTTTCTTTCATTTTGATTCCGAATTCTTTCGCTGAAATGCTCTGTGAAATAGTAAAGAAGACTCAAAGATTCGTAGGAATCAGTTTCGTTCACTGTGTGTTCTATATCTGAAGAAAGGAGATCCATTCGAATTTTCAAAGGGATTCCTTCTTTCAATTTTTCAGACCAATCGAAACCGATTGTCTGAATGAGGTGAGGATTCGAATCTTGTAGGAGGGGCCATAGTGTCCAGTCCCCCCAATAGAGCGCGGCGATTCTTTGGAGTGTGTCATTTTCTCTTACAAAGTGGACGCGTTCGTTCATTTAGAAGGAGTCTCCAAATTGAAGAGTGGGTCATCGCTGATCGCTTCGATTCGAACCGGAAGCTCATATCCGCGGTCTTCGTCCGGAAATTCGATTCGAGTTAAAAATACTTTCATGATTCCGAGTACATTGATTTTAGGGTGAATGATCGAAAGAGAATCCATTTCCTTCCATTTCGATTTAATGTCCCGTAACTCAGAAAGAGCGCCCATTTGCATTCCCGTATTGCTTACAAATTCGAATTCAATCGTCAAAAGCCAATCGTTAAAGCTCACCACTTCTTTGATCGTCCCTTCGCGTCCTGGGACGGTAGTCTTAGAGTAGTTTTTCTCTTGGGAGATTGTAATTTTTGTTCCTCGTGGACAACTGTAACTCCCAATTTTCACAGGATCCAAGTCAGATCCTGTGACTGCTAAGAATGTTCCTCCTGGAATCGGATCTAAAATCATTACAATCCTCCTAACCCGAAGCTAAATGGAACCGCTGGATTTCCGCGTTCCGCAGTTTTCTTCATTTCGGTTTCAAAAAGATTTCCAATAAACAGACCTGCTTCTTTGTATCCAGATGAGTTATTTTGAAACGTGACTTTGTCTACGAGGCTTTTGATTGTGATTTGAATCGCATGACTTCCGCCTCCACCGGGAAAACCTTTCAAGGGACTGTTTGCAAGGCCACCCACGTCATCAAATTTAGGAAGTTCTAATGCCTTTGAATACTGAGCTTGATTGTTTAAATCGAGTTTAGCGCCTCCCGTTTGAGTCAGCATTTTGTCCACGCTTCCCATTCCCATAGAATCGAAGATCGATTTTGTTGCAGAAGGATTTGTCGGTTCGGGTGATGCGACTTTTACCGTGTCTTGCGTAGCGCCGACTACGACTTCGCTTCCACCGGCTCCGAAAAAGTCCTTCACTGCTGCTACGGCTTTGTCAACCCAACCCGCGATCATAGCCCAGTTGTCTTTGATTTTTATCAAAGCCGCAATCGTCCAGCCGATCGGCCCGGTTAAAAGTAGGAGAGCAGAAATCAGATTTTTGTGTTCGTTCCACGCATTCGAAACGACCGTCGTCCACTCATCCCAGTAATACACTGCGGCGGCCACGACACCTACTGCGAGAAGAATCCCCGCTACTACCAACCCGATCGGATTTGCCCAGAGAGAAACGTTAAGAGCATTGGATGCCCAAGTCAAACCGGTTGTAACTGCGGTTTGAATCGTCTGCCATGCGGCAAGTGCTTTTGTCCGGCTTGTCATAATACCATAAAGGAAGGTGAGCCCTTTCCAGGTATACATAGCGACTCCGACGATTCCGATTAACGCGTATTCTGCGACTGCTAAAGCAATCGTCGCCGTTCTATTTGCGACTTTTGCACCCCAGTTCTTTATCGTCGCGATCGTGTCAAAAATCTTTGCCGCCGCCGCTGAGTTCGTCACCGCCGTATACATTCCGATCACGCCAACGAGTGTAAGAAACGCACCGCCTAAGAACAGCGCAACGGATCCACCGATAATTAAATAAGAAAGAAATTTCCTGAGTCCTGGATTCTGATCCAGTATTTTCGTCATTCCCGAAAGCATGTCATTGAAAGCCTTGGTGATTGAAAGAATTGGACCGCTGGATACATCTTGACCAAGACTCGTCTTCAAACTCTTCCAGACTTCGGATGATCTCTCTAACTGAGACGACAGATTATCTTGATTGATTCCCGCCATTTTGTTCAAGGCTTCCGCCGTTCCACTTAGGTTCGCATCTTTGATTTCGGAAATCGAAGTTTTTAACTCTCCCATTTTTGGAAGAAGGTTTTCGACAGCGGCCACGGCTTCTTCGGAACCGAGGGCTTTTTTAATTTCGTTTCTTGCGTCGAGTTTGAGAACTTTGTTTCCGGTTGCTTGATCGATATTGAATGCGTTTGCGTATTTTTTAGAAAGTTCTTCGAGAAGCTCCGGCATCGACTTGATTTGTCCTTGCGCGTTTTTCGCATCGAGTCCGAGTTTTTGAAAACCTTCGCCTGCGGTACTAAGGAGCGCGCGGTAACTTGTTCCCGCGACACCGGGAAGCATTGTATTTTGAAGCATCCCCAGAACTGCCATCTGTTCTTCCAGTTTAACTCCCATTCCCGCCGCTGTCGCACCGAGTCCTTGCATTGCGGCTTGCATTTTCGCACCATCGGTTTTGAACTTTTGAACGGAAAGAGAAAGTGTATTCGCAAATCGTAATGCAAATGCTGCATCCGATTCGTTGTACATTTTTTTGAACTGTGCGTGTGTGGTTCCAAAAAGATCTGCAAGTCCCGCGAAATCTCCCTTAGTAGCGATTGCAGCTTTACCTAATGCTCCCGCGACACTCGAAAGTTCCGCAGGATTCAGAGTTGAAATGGCTGATTTGATATCGTAAATACCGGAAAGGAAAGTTTCTTGTGCAGTCCCGAGGTCACCGGTCATCCCTCGGACTTCGGCGGAAATTTTTGTAACTTCCTCTTTTGATACTCCAAGGGACTCGATGTTCTTCTCGAGCTTGCCTGCTTCAAGTCCGGCTTCAACGAGAGATTTGGAAAAGTAAAGCCCGGCGGAACCGTACTCAAGAAGATTCTGGCCGGTTTTAGCGAGATTCATCGAGCGATCGAAAAGTTGAGCGGACGCACTTGTGCTGTCCATCGACTTTCGAAGATTTTTCCAGCGTCCTTCGATTTCTCCAAGGCGCCCCGAAACATAGTCTTTGAGTGTTAAAACTACCCCGAGTTCGTATGCGTCCAATGTTTCCTACCTACTTTAAAAGCAGATAGACCGTGGATACGATGAGGCTTGTGAAAAGAGGAAGATACTTTAGAAATTGATTCTTATTGAATGGAATGACTATCAGCGCCGGAAGAATTCCGAACAGCGGAAAAAACGACAGAAGATGTAAGAAGCCATAGATCACCCCGGCAAACGGTATAAGATCGCTTGCGGTTGGGTTCTGTGGATCGTAACCTTTCCAGTCTTTCGCCATTTTCTCCATTCCAAATTTCTAAACTACGTTCTCTTTTACAAGACTATCACTTACCGAATGCTTTTGCAATCCCTTTTGCGACTCCAACAGCTATCACATCGATAAGTCTTTCTTCTATCCATTGCAGGTCTTTCCGTCTTTTCCCGACTTCTTCCGTGTCAAACGGATCCGGAATTGGAGTCCCGGGCAGATAGAGGTGCATTAAATTTTCAAACCACGCACCACCCGAGACGATTTCAATTCCGCGATCCTCTACAGCTTTTTTGCAACTGCCTCACGGTTCAGTTTAGCCAGATCGAAAATCTTACGGGCCATCGAGGAGGCAAGTCCGGGCGCGCCCTTGTCGATCCAGCCGCGAAAAATTTCTGGGGAAGGATAAATCAAGCAACGTCCTACGAAATCGATATCGGCTTCGATTGGATCGAGTTTCTTGGATCGTTCGTTGACTTTCGAAAGCATGTCCTTAGAAGGAACCCGACAAAGGATGGAATATTCGTCCACACTGATCATGTGGAGTCCACCTTTGTCCTCCAAAAATTCTTTGATCGCCGCGATTTCTACTTCGTGACGACCCAGGAAATCTTCTTCGATAGGAACATATTCCTTTGGAAGACTTGCGATCGCCTGTTGATAGTCGTTGTATGCTTGAGAGCCTTGTAATTCCATTTTTTTTCTTCTCCTTTCGTGTATTAGGTAAATGTAATAATCGGATAACTCGTTACGGCAAGATCAAGATCCGTTTCCGCAACATCCGCACCGGATTCGAACGGTAGGGAAAACTTGATAATTTTCACCGCCGGAACGATCAAAAGAAGAGTTCCACCTTCGACCTCACAGCGAGCTGTAAGCGGTGAAGGAGGAAGTTTCAAAAGATCTCCTCCGAACGGGACTGCGGCCTGGATCATATACTTCAGCTCGTCAAGTTCGATCGTCGCTTTCGCCTGACGTTTGTAACTCTTTACGGACCAGCTTACTGGTTCTCCACCTTTTCCGAGTTTAAATGCGATGTCCGCTTCGTAGTCCAAGCTGAATTTCGAAAACTTTATGAGTTCTCTTCCCAACATGTTGAGGGTAAAGTTTTCGAACGATAGGGACTGCGGTAAAATGTCTCCTGGATTTGGCATCGGTTTCCTCCTTTACTTACGCCAACGCGAATTCGGTGGACCACTGGATCGCATCGATTCGGTCTTTAACAAACATCTTCAAGGTCGCTGGTAGAATCTTTCTTCCGTTGATCGTTTTGATCGGTAGGAGTTTGATTTCATGTCCCGATAATTCCGCTTCTCCCGCTCGTTCCATCTCAGAAGAAACTTTCGCGTCGATCGTTGCTTTAAGAAGATCGAGTCCGCCGGATCCAGAATTGGTTTCTGTATCCGATTTCAAAAAAGGAAGAGATTCTCGGTAAACGATTCGGTGCATCTTATTCGCGCGACGAAGTTCCGGAATGTACTGAAAGTCGGAGGTAGGACCAGCCATGAGATTGTCGCTTGCGATATACACGCCTTGGTAGTCCGGATAGATTTGGAGAATGGTCAGACCCAAATCATCGAAAGCAGTCTGGTATCCTTTATATCCTTCGTTCCAATAACGGATTCCGATAAAGGTTCTGGACTTGTTCTTCGCTACCCAAGCGGCGCTTACATTGACTCGGTGCGCGGCAAGTCTTGCAGAAAGAAAGGTCGCGGCGTTTCTCCACTCTCCGATACTTCCTGCAAGTTCAAGAGATGCGTTCCAACCGCCTTGACTTTCGATTCCTCCCGGAATGTAGCGACCTTCCGCGCTGACAACACATACTCTTTCGTTTTCGTAAGAGTCCCATTCGTCTTGAATCCGAAGAAAATACGATTCGACGGATTCCGTATCGCTCTTTCTATCCGTTTCTAAAACGGCGAAGATTCGGAAAAGGTTTTGAATTCTCATCTCTTCCAAAAGAACCGAAACGGAAATGGCGAAAGAACGACTAACGCCACCAAGATGGTGAAACCAGTAAAACGGCGTATTTCCTTGGTCCACGGTTTTCAGGGCTTGGATAGCAAGTAGCCGACTGCTTTCCGAGGGACCGGGGCCTTTGATGTTAAACCGAAACGTATCTCCTACATGAAACGTGTCCACTGGTGTAGTTCCGTTTTGAAACGTAGTCGTAATCCCGGCAGAAAGAGCGATCACTCCACTTACAGGAGTTAGAATCGGGGGACCGAAGGTTTCTCCGCCGTTTTCACTCTTACGATATTCGGCGGTTCCGAGCGCTCCTGCTTTAGAAACACGAATCACTACGGACCGATTTCCTGTTGGAGTTCCCGCAACGGTCGGAGCCGGTGTGGTTCCGGTATTTCCTGTTCCGGGAATGACCGGATCTACCGATCCGACTTGATCGTTGTTTGGACGAATACAAAGAACCGGAACGGGAACTTCTCCGACACTTTCGTCGAATTCTTCGAAGTGTTGTTTCAAAGCATCGACTAACTCTCCTTTGATAAAAACGTCTTTTCCCTGTTGATAAGAAGAAATGAGGATCGGAGTATTTGCGTCGAATCCCTCCGCTTCTCCGATCTTTGCATGAACTTTGTCTTCATACGGAAAACTGTTTCCGAGTCCGCCGGAAACGTGTGTGGTTGAAACTGAACCTACGGCCATATCTTTTACTCTCCTTTTGCGCCAACGAAAATTTTGATTTTCATCCGAAGTCCGTTTGGATCCGGACAACGAACTTCGATTCCCGTTAAGTCCTGAATCCCGCAGAGTTTGATTTCTTTCGCTCCGATCCAAAGACCGGAAACGTTGAGTTCAAATTCGAAGGGTGCAGGATCTCCTTCCTTTACTCCATACGTGGAATTTGTTTCGTCCCAAACACCTTCGAGGTGAATGAGATTTACATCCGTGAGTTCTTGCAGCGGAACACTTTTCGGTCCGGAAGTTTGCGACAACTTGATCGAGTAGTTCTCAAGCACCTCTCCGCAGTCGTATGTCCGATTCGTGGACACGATTTCCTTTTTTAAAATCGCGTTATCCGGGATCCGGACCTTGTTTATCGTAGTTACCGCTTGGTATCTATCCATCTTTTACACTCCTTCTATGATTGGCTCTGCGGCCTCAAGTTCTGTTCCGGCTAACGTCTCTTCCTCTTCGATCGTATACAGACCGTCGTTGAAGATGACTTCCAGATAGAGTTTATAATTTCCTGTTTCTTTTGCGGGATCATCCACAACGTTTGATTTTCCGAGACGAACCCTTACAGGGATTTGCTCTTCGGTTTTAAACCATTTCCGCTGACTCACGAAGAGAAGGCACTGATCCAGAACTCCGCGATTTGCGACTGTACTTCCAACATCCGTTTGAGGATCGTTCATCCAAAAGTCGATTGTGTATTTGAAATCCTGTTTTACTTGTCTTACCGCGTACTTGATAAAAACGGAATTTCCCCGAATGATCTTCTCTAACTGAGTTTTGATTTTTTTTCCGAGAACATTCGTCGGTTCTGAAAAGCGAACGATGGCGCAAGGAATCTGTTCCTCGATTTGATCCAGAGGAGGTTGATATTCGAAGAATTTTTCCGGAGGAAACAAGATCGTTTCATCAACCTCGATACTTGTCGCCATCTCGCGGAGAAAATCGATGTGAGACTTTCTCATTTTCTGAAAATCTCCTTCATTACTTCTTTAAAATTCTCGATGATTGCTTTTTTGGATTCTTCATACGCAGGTCCGACGTGCGGTCGTGCAGGTATCCCCTTTGCCTCAAATCCTCGTTCCATAGCGCGAGCTTGTTTTGCGTTGGTTCCGACGGCGCGAGAATTTCCTTCCTTTGAAATTTCGAAAGAAGAGGAATACTCTCCGTCCTCGACGAGAGCCAAAGGAGACTTTCCTTTTTTTTGTTTTCTTGCTTTCGTCTTTTCGGAAAGTTCGGGCCAATCGGATTTGTATTTTTGGGAACGAATACCTTTGATAATGTTCGCCTGCACAAGCGCCGCGTTTTTGTCCTGAACGTTTTCAAGTTTGTCTCGCCCTTCTGAAATCGCGTTTTGAAGTGTTGGACCGAAAGAATCGGTTACGGAAAGAAAGCTCGATTTACTCATACTTTATTTCCTCCCGCTTTCGGTTTGCGAACCTCTACGCGGATCAAAGAAAATCCTTCCATTTCCTGAGCCGGATGAATCGTATCGATGAGCCATTCCCCCGAATCTTCTTTTTCGATTCGGCAATCCGGAGTAAGGATTTCAGTTCCCAAATCTTCTGGGTGTATCTGACAAACGGCACGGTATTCTTGTCTTTCTCCAACTTCGTTGTCAGATGCCGCGTCTTTCCAAATCCAAACACAAGGAATGTTTTCTCCTGGTTTGTAGGTCGTTTTTTTTGCGGCATTCATTCCGGAAGAACCGGCTACAACGGTAGGAGAAAGAATCCTAACGTTCGCTTGGGATCCTTTTTCAAATGCTCGACTCAGCAAAGCGTTGATGCTCATGCAACCCCCGGAGTTTCGGAAGGTTGTTTTCCAAATAAAACGAAGTAGGCTTTATTACGAAAACCTTCTACGATTGCGCCGCGATCTTGTGCACCCAAACGAGAACGTTTGACTTTAGTCCCTTCACCACCCCCCGTAGAAACTTCTTCCGGATCAAATCCTTCGTTGTATCCGAACTCTTCTACGATCTCGGCTTTGATGAGAAGAACTTCGGCTAAGAGAAGCGCCGGTGAATACGGTCCTTCGTCCGGAATTGTTACCCCCCAGTAGAACATTCTTACACGTGCAAGTGCCGCCGCAGACTCAAGGAACTCCTCATACGGAGAAGCGGAATTCCCTTCTCCTTTGTCGGAAAGATCCAGGCTTTTGGCCTGGATCCTGAGTTGTTTTTTGAGTTCTGCGACTTTGTTTAACATACGTTTGTCGATCCGATTAAGGTTTTTTCGTTTTGTAGTGACAGCTTGCGGAGAAGAGTTTTGCAAAAGCGAAGTCGTAGCTGATTACGGTTCCTTCGATTTGTTCTCTGATGAAGCGGTCGCTTTCTACGAGTTGTCCGGCGGAATCTTCGTAAAGTTCCAAGGTGACGTCTTTGTTCCAAGCGAGGATCGCATCTTCATCCATATCCGGATGAGTTTTCCAATTCACGCCGAAGAAGTTGAGAACCTGTCCGGTCTTCACATATCCTTCCAAAAGGTTCATGGACTGAAACTGCTTGAAGTTCGCTTCGTCGGTGAGCATCCTTTCCAAAAAGTTTTTGGAGACGACGGCATGCGTGAACTCGACTCCCTGATCTGCGGAGAGAAGAAGACTTACGACATCGGAATATTTCCAAACGTTTTGAGCTGCTGTTTGAGAAGTTTTTGCTTCTGTTCCGGTATTTCCGTCACCGCCCTTGATGACTCGGAGCGCTTCCTTTGTAATCTGCTGGGAAAGTTTCCAACCGAAAACTTGGAAGATATTTTGAACTTTGAGAATCTGCATTCTCTTCAAAGACTCGTAGGTAAAATCGATTTCCAATCCTACCGGACTGGTTTCGATTGCCTTGTCTTGCGTTTTGATCGTCGCTTTCGGAAATTTTCCGCCGCTTTCTTTCGCCTTTTTCTTAGCGGTAAGATCGGAACCCTCGATGTCAAACGCTACGGACCGCGCCGCGCCTTGGCTTATGCGAGTTTTCACAGAATGAGTATCTTCCAACTTCACCTGAAGTTGTCCCATATTCATCCCGATGCTAATGTTTTGGTTTACGAACTCGGGGAAAAGATACTTCGATTGGTTAGATGACTTTATAAAGTCATCTACAGAAAACGAAGCCTCACCGATCGGAATGTTATTCGCCATGAGTTGACGCTCGAATGGGGAAAGCCCTTTTCCATCGGGGGTTTCCGGATCGTATCCAAATTTGGCTTCTTCCTTTGCCATGAATTCGTTCATGGAAAGGCCGTCTCTTTTTGCGTCGGAATACGCTTCGGCTTGTAAGTCGAGACGAACAAGCCCGTTATCTAATTTTACGTGTGGCACTTTCTTTTCTCCTTAAATGATGATGCAGGCCAGTTTTTTTGCTCCGGTATCGACGGAGATGACGAGGACTCGCGTTCCAGTGGATGCAGTTTTGATTTTTCCGGTTCCGTCTGCTTGGATGTTGAGATAGCCAAGAGCGGGATTAGAACCGGAATATTCGTATTCGAAAACTCCGCTTATCTGGAGTCCGAGTACTTTCTTTTTCTCATCCACGGAAACGATTTGTCCGACCGGAGAATCTCCATCAGCACAGAGGACGACTTCCATGTTTGCAGAAAACTTGGCCGGTTTTCCGATCGCATCTTTGGTGAGATCCTGATGTTTGACGGTGATCGTTTTCGGCTCAATGATCCCGCGATAACCGACTTCGAATGCTTCATCTAAAGGCATGTTCGTTTCTCCTTTTATTTTTTACTCAGCTTGAAGCTGTCGGGATTTTTCTTTTGGAAAGTGTTCGCCCCGCCTTGCGGCTCACTCAGGCTTCCGGATGCTCGGGAGACCTTTTTCGAACCGCAGTCTTCACATTTAAGCGGATGCGAATTTTCTAAGGAAGCGCCGTACTGTTTCAAAAACGCCTTCGCCTGTTCGAGGTTTGCATTTTTGATCAAGCCTTCGATAACGGGATCGGGATTGTTTTTCGAAAACGCGCGGAATGCAGTGATGGCTTTCTCCCTTTCAACGTTGAGTAGCTTTTGGGGTTCTTCCAGCAGAGCTTGGAGTTCGGTTACTTTGGATGCAAAGTCGATTCCCTCCGGGAATACTTCGCTTCCGAAAAGTTTTGCGAACTGGTTTAGGTTGTTTTGCAAAACGGCACTTTGACGCGCTTGGTCTTGCAATTTTGTGATGGTTTTCCCCGCTTCTTCCAGCACGGATTCCATTTTTTCCGACGGCAATTCCACAGATTCGCCCTCCCCAGAGGACAGACCGAATTTTTGGGAATCAACCCCCAGAAGTGACAAAATAGTACGTTTGATTTTCATCTTATCCTCCTGATTGTTTTGATTTGAGTTTATAGGATTACTGTTTGGTAAGTTGAATCCTGCGAATTTCCTTGCAGTGTCATCTGCGGGAACGGCTACCAGGCTTGTTTCGGGAATTGAAAGAATTTTTGTGACGATAACTCTTACGATTTGTCCATCAACGATCTCACCTAAGCGTTCATAAAAATTTTCTAATTGAGCATGGGACTTTTCATACGCGAAAGTGATTCCGACCGAGTTCGCATCGATCAAGGCAGGTTTCGTTTTTAACCGCGCAATGACATCGGATCCAAACGCTTTAAATATTCTGAATACAGAATCAACTCCCGGTATTTCATTACGATTTGTGAATGTAGGATTGCGTGTAATTCCGATAGAATTTCGAACACTTCTTTGGTGATCTGTATATATTTTAGTCGTGAAAAGTTCCGTTGCAGATTCTAAGACGCCCGGCTTTCGGAAGTCACTCCAATACCCCTCGATCAAAACTGCGGACAACATGCGGAAATTGAATTCCGCATATTCTTCATTCTCCACAAGTTCGGAAACGTCCCCTGTATTTATGGAAGTTCCGCTCTGAAAAAAGTTTGCGTGGAGAGAACGGAATTCTCCCCGCGCAACGCCAGAGTTATGGAGAAGAAGACCGGATTCTAACCGTACATATCCGTTGGAATCGAATTTTAAATTTGCTTTTGGCACACGGCAAGTATAGCCTATGTGTTTTTGATAGAAAGAGGTTTAGTATAACGCGGGTCTTGAATGTCCGCTATGTCTTATCTTTTTTACTTGCGCGGGAATTTACCCATTTCTCGATATCGGATATAAGCCAGCCTGAACTTCGCTCTCCAAAATCATATCTGGGAAAAGGGAAATCTCCTCGTTCATCCCAACGCAGTATCGTCTTCTCGCTCTTTCCTAAGATTCTGCCGAATTCTTTCGGCGAGTAAAATAGTTTTCTGATATGAGATGAAAGTTTAATTCGATGTGTTTTTGTTGTGAGTGCGTTCATAGATAAGCGTTTCCTAATATAAAAAAATCTTCTTGTCAATCAGAAAAAAGAGACGTAAGATTCCTTAAGGGACTTACAAAGATGATAGCGGAGTCTAAAATCAATTCGGACCAGATTAAAAAACTCTGGGCCACGGCAAGGGAAGCTGGTTTATCGAAAGCAAGAGTGTATGAAATTGCTTTTGCGGAGACAGGGTCCGAATCCATTTCGGCACTAAACCCTAATCAAGCACATCGACTTATCAAATTTTTGGAATTAGAACGCCGTAAATGTATCAAACAGAAGCCGCAAGATCCGGTTTCCGTATTCAAAAGAAAACTCCAAAAGAGAAGTTATTCGCAATTTGAAACAGCAAAGAATCTCTGTGATTCAATCAACGAGAAGGGAATTTACAAAGTTGATCTTAATGGCTTTTCGATGCGGCAATACAAAAAACCCTTTGATCTTTTGAATCGCAAACAAGCGTCGGGATTGATTCAGGGTTTGATTGCGATTTTAGAGAAGTAGGTTACTTTCTCTTTTTATGGACTTACTTCCCGTTATTTAGATTATTATGTTTTTCATGGCATTTACTTTCTGCTTGTGGATCGTTATTCATTGTCTTCAGCTTCCATACGCAAAATCTAAATGCTTGCGATTCGACGTAAGGAATGCTTTCAAAAAAAGGAGGCACCTTTCTGCCACAAACCATTGAATAATTCACAAGAAAGAAAAGCAATTCTTCATCATTAGAGACCTCTAATGCATTGGTAGCTAGATTTTCTTGAATAGCAATGTTCTCGCCATTATGAGTTCGGACCCATAGCCTGGGAACAGGAAATGGCTCACTCAATCTAACTTTATCTAGCTCTTCTTTCTTAAGGGTCAGGGTTCCAAAACTTGGGCAACGTGGATCTAAAGGTTTCAATGGTATTGGATTGTTCATAGTTGCATTTGATGTGTCATGGCAAATGCTTACCGCATGTGCTCTGGCTTGTATAGTTTGAAACGTCTTCTCGAACTTTTTGACACAATTTTTTAGAACTCCGCTTTCCTGAGTTTGAATCGAGTTCGAATGTAAGAATACGAATAATATTAGAATAACTTGAATTAGAATTGATCTACTTTTTCTGAGCATTTGCTTCCTCGTAACATTCCGCTTCGGCGCGGGGATTGTTTGAATTATTACTTTTTCGAATACACTCTCTTAGAGACTCGGACTCAACGTATGGAATCATATCGTAAAACGGTGGTTTTAATCCTTTGCCGCAAACCATTCCGTATACCGTTAAAAACTGACGAAATTCCCAACCCTCATAAATTTTAAGAGCATCCGTTGCAGTATAAGCTGGAACAACCGTGTGAATCCCCTTTACATCTTTTACCCAAATTTTTGTTGGATCCTCTTTCAGCCTCGCCTTTTCCAGTTCGGGACTGGGTGAAAGGATCCCATAGTTTGGGCAATTCGAATCAATGAAATTTGGAAGAACTAAATCCGAGCCGCGCGCTTCCATTCCAACGCCGAAAATGATTCGATAAATCAATGCAATGATTGCGGCCATATCGTTGCTCCTTCCAATTCCAAGGTCAACATTTATGAGAAATGTTAACCCGAAAGATAGGTCCCTAATGCCACATAACTCGCAAAAAATGCAATATTTTTGCAAAATTTAACTTTGATTTTGTCGGGGGATTTATTCATACTACACAAGCGATAAGGATATAAAAATCATGTTGGATACTAAAGAATTACTTCGATTCGAAAGCGAGTTATCAGAAATAAAAGGTGCAATTGATCGATTCGTTCATAGTTATTCAATGGAACAGCAATATTCCTACTACGAGCATAGGGATAGAACTGCAAACGAAATACTATGTTTTTTTGTTACTCAAAAGTTTATGAATCATGTCCCTGATGATTTCTAACCCTCCTGGATCGATCTTATCCAATTCGTCTACACTTTGAATCACATCTTTTAATATTGGCTTGGCTTGCATTCGAAAATGCAATTTGCGAAGATCTTCCATTGCCGAGATCGATTTCTGAATCTCATCGGGACCCGGCTGAAACATTGATCCTTCTCCAGTCATAAGCCAGTGAATATTCACTCGGAATAATTGCGATATTTTGTTAAGCGTTTCTACAGAGAGCGTTCTTTGTCCGCTGATTAGTTGGCTTAAGAAAGCTTGGGATATCTCAACTTTTAAACTAAATTCCTTTTTTGAGATACCTAATGCTTCAATAAGCAGTGAGATTCGGTCGCCCAACTTACCCCCAGGCTACATTCAATCCGCAAATGTAGCCTTAATTTTTTTTAACTTACAGCAAATTTTTAATTGATTTTATTAACTAATAGCTATATAATTAGCTATTAGTTAATCAGATATTATTTCGGCACAGACAAAGGTCAATCATGAACAAAAACAATTCTGCAATCGAAGAAAATTCCGGTCCTTCTCGGGATTCAGAATTACGATTTATTCCGAAGGAAATCCGGCAAAAAATTAAAACTGAACTCAGGTATAGATATGGGAGTGTCGCCGAATGGACCCGCATCAATAATTTGAATTATGGCTACGTAACTCAAGTATTCAGCGGTATTGCTCCCGGTCACAATATACGCACGCTTTTAGAAAAAGAAGGGCTTCTCAATGCTGCTTCTGAGGAAATTCCTCATGTTTAACAAAAGAAGCGGTCGTCAATTTCCGGTATTAAAACTTCAACTACTTGCGAAGCCCGGTAAAACTACTTCTGAAATTGCCTCCAGGTATTCAATTAGCCGACCTACGATTTCTAACTGCATTCGAGGCACTCGCACATCCGCTCGCGTTAATGAAATCCTCCTTACCGAATGGGAAATCTCCGTTGCAGACGCCCGCGAAGCATACAAAGAACATAAAGAAAGAGAAATATTAGGAAATTCTGTTACATTCGAAGAAGCCTTTGAGTGGATGGTTCGTAAGCGTTTCGAATACCGTACGACGCACAAGGGACTTGTTACGACTTGGGAAGAATTCCGTAAGTCTCAGTACGACCTCGTTTATCCAATCTATAAATCTGCATTTGCTCCGAGGTTCGCCGCATGAAAACAGCCAGCTTACCTATTTGGAAAAAACCTAAACCGTGCGCCTGTGGGAACGTTGCGGAGTTAAAAGAACACTTCGGATATAGAACCAGAGTTTGGAATTATTACGTTGAGTGCGAAGAATGTGAAAGAATAACGCTATTTTGCAAAAGTGCTTTCGAAGCTGTCGAAGCGTGGAATCGAGATGAACTCGATACGGAGGCCGCATGAAACTCCGACTCGTATATGAAATCGACGATAACAGCGAACGCGAACTTTACATCGAAACCAAAAACGGAAAATTCGACATCCTCGCATACGACTTCAAATTTCTTACCGAGCAAGGTGAGCAAATCAGAATGAACGCTTGGGGAACTCCTAAAGAGAGAAAGGAACTTCTTACCAGGGCTCGAAACAAAAGAAAACATTAAGAAGGCAAAGAGATGAATCAAAGAATTCTTAACAAAGCAGAAGATCTTTCTCAAAGATACGAATCCAGACAAGATCAAATTTCTTTCCTGATCGGTTTTGTCGAAGGATACAAGCACCTCAAAGCAACGCGATCGGGTGATGATGCGTATGAGAATGGAAGAGTTTGCGGTGAGAAAGAATTCAAGGGACTCAACTCTTCAACTCTGACACCTCCTATCTTGAGGGTAGTAAAATGAATACGGCTCAACGCATAACTTTTTTACGCCAAGCGCTTTACGAAAAATACATGAACGAAGTCCTACGCGAACTCGGAAAGGAAGCGGATTCTATAGAAAAATGGAAGCGCCTCGCGGAAAAGGCCCTCGGAAGATCCGCGATCTTTCAAACATACATAGAGAAGCGAGACCAGATTGCCGATTTTGCTGAATGGCAAAACGAAGAACTTACAGAAGAACGCATTCAGCAAGAGAAACAAAATTGAAAACGTATCCTCTAAAATTTCGAAAAGCGCACATTCATTCCGGATTATCCGAAACCGAATTCAAGACTTACTGGGATCGACTTCATGACGTGCAAAAAGAAAAGCACACTTCAAAGGAACTGGCTCTGTTGATTTCAATCGAAGCAAAAATGAGACCAGCGTATTTGAATTTAGACCCAAATGCTGCGGAAGAATATAAGAAAAACGGAAACCTTATGAAGATTCATAAACAATTTCTGGGGATGATTGTATGAAAAGTTACGTTTACCTACAACCTGCAATGCTTCATTACAAGAAGCAAACGATCTGGATTCGTATATTAGATTTCTTCAAAGGAGACCAAGACCATGAGTAAATCAGCTATGTCGGTACTGACCGATGCTCTTCTCGCGCGTCACTCCATACTAATGACCCTCATTGGAATGCGTTTCCAAAACAAAACGCAAATGCTCAAGGCATCCATAGATTCCGACGCGGCAAAGCTCGCTTTTTTGAAAAGACGAGGCTTGCTTCCTGACTATGAGGAATTTCTAAACGAACTCAAAATAGAAACAAAGATTTTGGAGGAGAAGAATGTCCAAGAAAAATAAGAAGGACACAAAGGCTTCTAAGCCACAACCCGCAAAGACAAAAGCTCCTGAAAAAAAGAAGCCGGAGTCCGTCGCGAAGGTTTGGCAAGAAGAAGAAAATTCGGCAACAACTACAGCCGGAGAATCGATGGCGTTGGCGATCCCAGCGGAGTCTTCATCCACTCCACTGGTGACGCCGGAACTACGAAGAGCAAGGCTCAACTATCTTATGAGCCAAATCGGCGCCGGAACGGAGATGATTCGGGTCGGTCAAGAAACGGTGCTCGTAGCGCTCTCCGAGATCAGCCAGGAACGACTTTACCTCGAAGTTCCCGGGTGCTCAGGTATGGAGCAGTTTGTAAACGAGAACACCGTTTTCGAGTGGTGGAAAATCGAAAAGGCGCTTCCGGCTGTGAACAAACTTTTTTCTTCCGAAATCAATCGAAAGTCCTTGGGTGGTAAAAGTGACAAAGCGCTTCTTCGAATCATCGAAGGACTTCGAGAAGAGAACGCGCTTTTTAACGATGGAGAGGTTCATTTCCCGGACGGAAGAACGATGAGCCTCTCCGACTACGAAAAAAGTTTCGCTTCGAAAAATCAGAAAGAAGTCTCAAAAATCCTTGCGGATAAAGACAAACAAATCGGTGACCTGGGCAACCAAGTTACGAACGCAAGAAACGAAGCCGCGAGTTACAAAGCCTCGATGGAGGAGCTCCACAAAATCGTGGATGACCAAACGAAAGACACCGGAATTTCTCCGGAAGTAAGAAAGGCGTTTCGGGAAAGACAAGAGCTTTCAGGAATTCTAATGGAATCTCTGAACTCGATTCAGTCCCAAGCGGATGTAATACTCGCCGCGCACGATTCGGATTTTTCGAAACTCGAACACAGTTTAGAAAATGGTAAAGTAGTTTCCATCTTCTTAACTTCGCTTTCCGGAATTTACAAATCGATCCATGAAACATGGTCGGACTGCCTGCCAATTCCGATGTCGGAGGATCTTGAATGAAAGTCCTCGACTTAGGGATGGTGATACCTCTCTACCGGGAATGGAGTTACGCGAAAAACGTGGTTCAAAATTCGCGGATCCGAGGGGAAGTCATTCAAAAAGCCATTCGAATTTTGGGACTTTCGAAACCGAGAGTATATGCGGCCTTCAAACGATTGGAGAAAGGAGAATCGATTGTTTCCGTTTCGAAAGTAGAAAGAAAGAAAACCGGATCCAGGCTCGGAAGTTTGGAACAGGATCTTCGAGAGAAAGAGGGTTTCATTCTTTCAGAATTCATGTATGCCGGAGAGGTTCTTCACGAACAGAAAAAGAAGACCGGAGCCGAAAAAAGCGCAAAAACCGTTGGCTTTGCGCTCAATCGGAAATACGGAAAGTCGATGGAGTTTGCGATCGAACAGGCGGAGAAACTCGGAAAAATTCGTCCTGGAGTTTGGGACCGATTCAAACTTGGCAGGTGGTTGAATGAAAAGGGTCTCGCACGCAAACAAGTAAAAAGCCCATTGGCGTCCATAACGTGGGCAGAGCCTTACGCGAATCGTGCTTGGATGATAGACGCCTCGCCGCTCAATGCAGTCTATCTCCATCCTTCGAAAAAATATCTCGCAGTACGTCCCGATTTAGAAATGGGGATCACGAGAATTTATGAAGGATCGGAGGACTCCCAACTCAGAAAAGTTCATATCTATGTTGCCGTGGATGTTTATTCAAAAGCGTTCTTTGTGTATGCTTATGCACCGAGCGCAATTGGCGGCGAATCAATTCACGGAGGAGAGAATTCAACGGACTGGGCAGACTTCTTTTCGAGAGCTGTCCTTCCAAAAGAAGACGATTACATCCCCCTGCAAGGACTCCAGGAAATACTTTACACAGACGGCCACTCTGCTTTCAAAACATTGGACCCGATGTTTCATCGATTGGGTATCAAACGGATTCCGCATTTTCCGGGACACTCAAAAGCGAAAGGTCCGGTAGAATCGCGAATTTCGGCAATCAAAAGGAGCTGTGAAGTTCGGATCGTAAAGGGAATGATTTCGAACTTAGACGAGTTAAACGAACTCCTTTACCGTTATCAAATCCATCGAAACGACAAGATCGGAAGTTATGCGAAATGGCTCGCTTCTGTTCAAGACCATCCGATCCGCGCTGTCACAAAACAAAACTTGAAAGACGCGATGATAAGCGAACTCATTCGAGACGTTGACGCCTACGGATGTGTTTCCATCGAGGCAAGGAAATACCTTCTTCGTTACTCAGCGGATGAAGTCGCGATCGATCGTTGTGGAGAAAAGGTTTCGATCTACAAACGTTACAACGGATCCTATATCGCAACGACAAGCGACGGAAGGCACCTCTTACTCGACGATCAAGGACCGATCGAAAGAATCTCCGGATCGTATGAAAACCTCGGTGGTAGAAAAGGCTTTAAGGATACCGAGCGAGTACAAAACCGAAAGAAAGCTCTCAAAGGCGCGAAATCTGTGGAACGAACTCTTGTTCTTTCGGATGTCCTTCCGGATTTCCCAGAAACTCCATACGGAAAACTGAATATTCCAAAACTGGATATGAAGACCCATACTCCCGCTCCTCCGACGGAATTTACTACGGTGGACGATGCGTATGATTGGCTTCTTGAGGAACTTGAATTCAGTGAAGAAATTCCAGATGAGGAAATTGACAAGATCGTTCTCTATAATCTAAAATCCTGCAAGCGTAAGGTGGGATCGATTCCCGCACAAGAGGTTCTTGATCTTGTAGAGATGATCCACGAGTATTTCGTAAGCAAGGAAGCACAAAGATGAACGCACTTTTGACCAAACAACCGGATTTTGTAAACACTCGAAATACGGACAAGATCACAAAGCTCTCTTATCAAGCAGTAAAAAATAACTCCTGGCTTGCAGTTACGGGAGAGGTTGGTATGGGGAAGACTTACTTATATAACAGTCTTCTTGATTTCTTCACGAACCAGCCTCACAAATACATCCTCGTTCACGTAGGACCGGCTTGGGAAAGCGCGTTAGGTGGTCTTTCGATCGCATTTGTGATGAAACACATGATTCGAACAATTCGACCTGGGGAACACGTTCCAGGAAACTTAAACGAAAGATATTTTAAGCTCCGAGAACTTTTGATCTGGGCGCGCGGCGTCGGAAGAAAGGTCGTATTGATCATCGATGAAGCGCAGGCGTTACGGATCGGCGGACTCCGCGACTTAAAAAAAGTTTGGGAGATCGCGCATGAAAAAGACGATCACCTCTTTTCGATTCTAATGTTCATGAAACCAGAAACCCGAATTTCAAGCATTCTTTCCAGTCCCGAAATCGGTTACCGGACAATCCAAGCTCCGATGAATCAGCTCGACCGTACTGAACTCATTCGGATCGCGGAAGAAGGATTTAAAGTTAAATTCGAACGCGGCAAAACCGGAGAGAAGACAAAGGAATTACTGATTCGCGGATGCAGATATCGGACCCCGCTCGCGATCCGGAATGCACTTCTGGGAATCGCGTTTGCATATCCTGAAGTTTTATCGGACTCAACGATTCGAGAAAATCACGTACGCAACTTTCTATCTGACGGTTATCTCAGGATCATGGATCGACTTAAAATATCCATCAAACAGATACGAGAGGGGATCAAACAGCGTTATCAAAAAGATTTGGATAAGGTTACGATCGAAAACGTAATCAAAGGAGAAGGAGACGTATCTCCCGAAATCGAATCGATCGTAAAAAACGAACTTATCGGTCGAATTCGCAGTAAAACCAATAAGTACGACGAAACGATTTTTACAGAAACACATGATAATTTTTGAATAAAGGAGGAAAATCATGGTAGCAAAAAAGAAGACGAAGAGGAAGTCCGCAAAGGTGGCAAAGAAAAAAGCGGTGCCGAAAAAGGTCGCACGTAAGAAACGGATCCCGAAAGCGGATACTGTAAAATCCACCTCTAAGGGAGTGGCAGTTGACGTAACTCTGAAACCAGAAGGAGAAGTTTCCAATGGCAAAGACTAAAAAAACCGAAGAGAAGCGTCCGCTCGTGGATCTTCCGGATAACGCATACAAGAGTCGGACAGAACTCGAAACCGGAATGGAATACATGGGCGAACAAATGCTCGAAAAGGAACGGCTTGTAAATGAAGCGAATCAGAAAATGTCTCAGATTCGCTCGGAGTTAGAAGAAAAGCTCTACCCGATCCAGTCGAGAATTGATCACGTAACTTCCGGTATCGCTTACTACGTGCAAAAGAACCGTGAAGAGTTGTTCCCTGACGCGAACGTGAAAACGTGTAGGCTCATTTCCGGAACGCTCAACTATCGAAAGACACCTGCCTCGGTAAGAACGAAAGCCTCGGTAAAACTCTTCGAGAAGATCCTCGCAGAAAACGGTCTCCTTCAGCTATACAACGAATGGATCGCAAGGCTCTCCAAGGTTTTCATTCGTGCAAAACTGGAGCTAAACAAAGACTCAATCATCGCGGATCCGCTTGCGGCTCATCAGAAGATCGGAGTAGAACTCAACGAAGAAAAGGAACGTTTGTATATCAAGCCTTCCAGACTCGAAGACGAAATCTCCGCTGACACAGACATAGAGGCCGCGTGAAAAGAAAAGACATAGGGGACAGAACTTTAGATTTCTGTTTGGAAACAATCGACGAAAAGGAATACGGTTCTCCCTATGTCTTATCCTAAAGCGGCAGAACGTAGGGCGTACAACCTTAGTGTAATCTCAGGATACAATCCTGAGCAAATTGCGGCTGCCCTGAAACCTGATTATCCTACAATAACTTCGAACACGATTCGCAACTGGCTTTCAAAAATTGACGAAACGACGGGAACCACACCTTTACAAGATCGTGAGAGAGCCCTCTTAAACGCAAGAAATGAAGCCTTAAAGGAAGCGGAGATCAGTCTTACAACGCTTCGCGTAAATACGGTTCGCACATTCAAAGCTCTCAAAAGTCAGATTTTCGATAAACAAGGGAACTTGACGGTTGAATTCAAGTCCGGTGAAGGTGCGCTAAATACCTTTCGCGGATTGATGAACGACATCGAGCGAATGCTCGAAAAAGAAAAGGATAGAATAGAACCCATCGAGGTTGCGCGCGGAGTCCACCGAGCAATCAAAAGCACTCCTAAGTTGGATAAGTTTTTTCAGGCAAATCCAAACATTCTAACCCAATATATAGAAAACATAAAGAGAGAAGTTTCAATGATGAAGGACATCGACGTCGCATTCCTCCCGGAGCTAACCGATGGCGAAAACTAAACAAAAGTCAAACGCTCAGGATCAGTTCTTTCAAGAGCTGGATAACATTATCGTAAATCCGAGAAACGGAATAGAAGGATCGTTAGAAGAATTTCTTACTCAAAATGTTTTGATAAAAAGCATAAACGGACTCGTTCCCTATAGCTTTGAGGGGTATTCTTTTTGGAGAGATATTTGCAGAGAATCGCAAGATCATCCGGATATAACATTTATCAAGCCCGGTCAAATTGGCTATTCTCTTTGGGCCTTAGCACGGATAACCAAAAAGATCCTCAAAACAGGTTTAAAGGCAGGAATTTATTTCCCTGACGATACTTCGATGAAGGACTTCGTTCAAGATAGGGTTGATCCTTTCTTTTCCACTCAATGTCCGATCCTCAAATCAGAGTTAGACGCAGCTTATGTAGACAATACGAGAATCAAAAAATTCGGAGACGCAACACTTGCCTTTCGCGGCACATGGACAAAGAGAGGAACTAAAACAATCGATCTCGATATTGTAATGTTAGACGAGGTTGATGAGCATGACGAAGAAAATATTGAATTCGTTGGAGATCGACTTCTCGCATCACAGCTGAATTGGATAATGAAGGGATCTCAGCCATCGCTTCTTAATATGGGAATTCATGGTGAATTCATCCGCACTGATCAAAGATTTCGATTTTTAAAATGCCCTTCGTGTGGGCATCAAACAAATTTGGTAGAGCGCTGGCTCAAAGAGCCAATGAGTATATTCGGATTTTCTGATAAAGAAGCGTTAAATAATCCGAATCCGACAAATGTATTTTATGCATGCGAAAACAAGAAGTGCGGAAAGAAATTAGACAATCAGAAAGGTGAATACGTAGCGAAAACGAAATCAGATCGTCGCGGCTATCAATGTTCTCAGCTTTTCACTCCGATAACACCTTATTTTATTTATAACAAATTAACGAACGCAGTAACAAGTGCTAAAAGGAAAAATCTTACGATTTCCGTGATCGGTTGGCCGGATAGTTCCGAAGAAGAACAACCTATTCAACTGAGTGACATTGAAAAATATCAAGGTGATCAGGGGTTAAAAGATCATTCTCCTTACTTTACTTATCACGGTGCGGACCAAGGTGACACAGTACACGGCATTTTCGGAGAGCCTACGCTTGATGGCCGAATTAGGATCATCGGTTTGTATAAAGGACATATTTTAGAAGAAGAGAGATACAATGAAGCGATTCAAAAGTTTAATGTATTTCAGGGCGTAATCGATGCGATGCCGAATCGCAACTGGGCCTTACGAGTGGCTCTTCGTTTTCAAGAAAATATAAAAATTCAATACTTCAAAAAACAATTTCAGGAGAAAGAAGAGAATGTTCCGGGTCAGGACACAGTCGATGTTATTCACACGAATCGCGATGATTCTCTCGACGATACAGTCGATGCGATCAAGAAGGGTTTGTTCATATTTCCAAGTCCAAATCTTCTCTCTACTTCTGAGTTAGCGGATTATGAGGAATTTAAGCTACATTTGCGGATGTTAATACGGGAGAAAGGAGAGGATGATAACGGAAAGGCGATTTTTCACTTCAAAAAGAAAGTTCCGAACCATTACGGTATGGCTCTCAATTCATTAAGAATTGCTTATGAAACCTCGGGAACAGGATCCGGTGGATCTGGATATGGAGGATTTGCATAATGAACTTTTTTGAAAGGTTAGCCAATTATTTTTTTGGAACGTCTACAGCAATGGAGTTTGCCGCAGGTTCCAAGAACCTGAAAGATTTTCGGCAGGAAGTTGAGCTTTTTGTTCAGGATGTGAATCCATCGTTTCCATTGGAATCGATTCCTCTGATTAAGAAACTTGTAATTGCGTTTCCAGATCTTTCTCAATCAGTAAAGCGCTCGCTTACTCTCGGGAATTCCGGAATCGAATGGAAGATAGGCGCTGACGAAAACGGTAAAAAAAAGATTCAAAGCGACATCGACGCATTTTTTAAAAAGCATCGTGGAATTACGAATCACCTTCTCAGACAGGTTCTAACGACAGGCGCTTTATCCGCGGAGATCGTTCCATCCTTAAAACTTGATTCGGTGGCTGAAATTCGTTTGATCCCCGTTGAAAAAGTCATATTCAAAAAGGAAATTGACGCGGACAACATCGTTCGTTTTGTTCCATACGAAAAAGGAAAGTTCGGATATAATCGGCTTAACGAAGAACAATATATCTATGAAGCGATCGAGAGAGAAGAAGATTCTCCTTATGCAATTCCTCCTTTTTTATCTGCTATCCGCTGGATCAATTCTCAATTCAAAACCCAAGAGAATATCGACAAGACTTTGAACAAATGGGGTCTCTTAGGATTCATCATTGCGAAATTCAAGAGACCGCGACTCTTACCGGGAACGGATGCAAAGACTTACGAAAACCAACAGAAAGAGTTTTTACAAGGTGCGAAACAATCCTTCGAAAAAAATTCTCAGAGTGGATTTCTTGCAACGTACGATGATACGACTGTCGATCATCATACTTTAACCGATGCGTCTAAGACCGGTGGCTTCGAAGCAATCTCTCGGTATATCGAAGAACAGATTTCTTCTGGAGCTGATACCGATTTGTTTATCCTTGGTCGTTCCTATTCAGTAACGGAAGCATACGCAAAGATCGCTGGTAAACTGTTTCTCCTCAAACTCGGAAACTTTGCATATCCAGTCATTCAACTCTTAATCAGGGCGATTGTCTTGGATCAGTTGCTTAGAGGAAATCGCTTCCAATCGATTGATGCAAGTTGGAAGAAATCAATCTCTTTAGATCCTCTCTCAGACGCACAAGCAAAGTTGACAGAAAAACAAGTAGAGGCCGCAGAGTTTCAACTTATTCTTTCTATGGTCAAGAGCGGTGCAATCAGTCCCGACGATGGTGCGAAACTCTTAGGACGAGACAAGTGGTTTGATTCGGATAAATTGGAAACACAATCCGACACTGGATTCGCGTTCTCAGAAAACGCGGACTCAGGTAGTAAAAAAAAACTCCTAATGAATAAACAGTTCGGACAAACTTCCCACTCGTGCGGCGACCTTGATACTCTTGTAGAACTTGGTGCTTGGACAAAAAACGAGAAAGAAGTGTACGCCTCGATCGAGGGCGCATTTGTCTCTCATTTCTTTTCCTCTTACGAAGATCGAGTCAAAGAGGCGCTAAATCAAATTTCTAAAAAGGGAATTTCAAAAACGGATGCGATCAATTCGATTTGGGATACGTTAGAGAAAGAACTTGGACAAAAATTTCCGGAAGAAACGGCCAAAGCGTGGAGGAAAGCAATTTCAAAGGCGTGGGATGCTGGTCAGGATACGAGGAACCCGAATTCAAAAACAAATCCTCCAAAAGTTCAGGCAAACAAAGACATATTAGATTTCTTTGATAGGGGGTACAAGTTCGATATTGGTAAACAATTCAACCGGAAAGACGACGTAAATAGAATTGAAGAAGCGATTCGAGAAGCAGTCGAGACAGGTTCAACCGATGAAGTAATAAGGAGGCTTCAAGATGAGTTACTTGGACCAGCGCCGAAAGAAAAACCGGGTAAGAAGAAAGAAGCCGAAGTCTCGACCGAAGACCCAAAAGCAAGACTAAGAAGTAAATTAGACAACATCGTAAGAGGACAAATTCTTAGATCCAGAAATTTCTCACGTACGTTGAGATTTGAGCAAATCGGAATCAAAAAGCTCGAAGTCGTGGCCGTGATGGATGATCATACCTCTTACGTTTGTCGAGAGATGAATGGAAAAACGATCGAAGTTCGAACCTGCGTTCAATACGTTCAAGAATTCTTAGCGGATGATCCAACCCGAGAAAACTTCTGGAAAGACAGACAGAATCCTTCCGAAGCAGAACTTCGAAAAATGGACATCTCTTCAAAATCCGGCGATGAGATAACGAGTTTCCTAAGAAACAAGATGCCTCCCTATCATGCAGGTGGTTGTCGAACAACTGTCACCGCGGATTTCTCCGTGGAGACGAGGAAGGCTTCATGATTTCCGAAATGACTTCACTCTGTATTCAGGATCGGGCATGGCTTTATAACGAGTCGTTCCCGAATTACGCGCCCTTACACATTTTCAAGGACCGGCTTTATGGCGAATGGGAACTCGGCCAAAATTATAAAAACACTTCCGACTACCACGGCGCATATCCCGAGCAGTATTTAAAAAGACTCCTTCCCATGTTTCCGGATAAAACCCGTATTCTGCATCTTTTTAGCGGGAAAACTCCACCCGGAAAGTATCTAAGGATGGATAAAAATCCAGAATTAAAGCCTGAAATCGTGGGAGATGCGGAGCTTCTTTCTTCTTACGTTCGCGCAATTGTCGGTCATCCTCTCGATTTGATTTTGGCAGATCCTCCTTATACAAAGGAAGATGCAGAACATTACGGTTTTCTAATGGTCAGTAGAGGTAAAGTTTTGGCGGAAGCCTGGAAAGCACTCGAAACAGGAGGTCATCTTGTTTGGCTTGATCAAGTAGTTCCTCAATACGCGGGCGACAAATGGATTCTTGAAGGTAAAATTTATCTTTCGATTTCTACCAATCATAGAGTCAGAGCAATTTGTATATTTAGGAAAGTATAATATGAGTAATTGGGAAATTGCAAAGTTGATTTTATATTATTCGTTTTGGACAACGATCTTTATTTGGTTTTCAATCGCAGTAATTGTTCGAGTCGTACTTGATTATATTGCGTTCTTCACATCGTGGTTTAGATACAAGCCTGAAAAAGTAAATTTGCAAAAGTATGTTTTAGATGCTATCCGCTATGATGGCCCATTCAAGGATCGGGTAATGGCAAAGGCACTGCTTAGATTAGCGCGAGATGTTGATTCACTAAAGGACAAACTGGAATGAAGATCATTTCTTTTGCCAATACAACACCCGCATTTGTCGCGCAGGAAAAGAGCGTTACCCGAAGAGACTGGAAAGATGACTATGCCAAAAGGTTCAAAAAGAACGAACTGATTCAAGGATGGAATCGGTCCCCGCGATTTCAGGGAAAGCCGATTGGTATTATTCGCTTAATTGAAACTCCTTATCGAGAAAATACCTTCCTTATGCCGGAAGAAGATTATGAGAAAGAAGGGTTTCAATATTTAGATAGAAACTCGCATCTAAAAACCGGAGTTTACAAGGATAAAAACTTGAAAGAATTCTTTGAAGAATGGAAGCGAAGTGCGCTCTTGCTTTGGGTTGTTCGATTTGAATACGTTGAGGTTTTCGAATGATTCGACTTAGGGGACTTATTGGACTTCTTCGAAGGATTTTGATTTTGTCCAAAAGAGCTACACTTTTGTTTAGCCTTATGGCAACACATCATTTATATTATGGCGACTGTTTAGAGAATCTTCCAAAAATCCCAGATTCGTCAGTGGATCTTATCCTTTGCGATCTTCCTTACGGAACAACAGACTGTTCTTGGGACGTAATTATACCGATGGAAAGGCTTTGGCCTGAATACGAACGAATCTCTAAAGAGAGAACTCCAGTCATTCTTACAGGAAGCCAGCCTTTCACCAATTATCTGATTAACAGTAACCCAAAGAATTTTCGATATGAATTGATTTGGTATAAGACGAAGGCGAGCGGTTTCCTAAACGCAAAATCGAGACCGAATAAGAGTCATGAAAACATTCTAATTTTCTATGGAAAGCAACCGGTTTACAATCCAATCAAATACGTAATAGATGAGCGTTACAAAAGAAAAGGTAAGACACTCGGCAACGGAAATCAATCGACGGTCTTTACGATTCGCGGTGAGAAAAGTGAAAATTATCAATATCTGGATGATGGATCAAGATACCCGGATTCCGTTCTGTGTTTTCCTTCTGAGTCAGAAATCGGAATGCACCCAACGCAAAAACCTCTAAAGCTACTTCGTTATCTTATAAAAACCTATTCGAATCCAGGAGATACGGTTCTCGATAACTGCATGGGACACGGAACAACCGGAATCGCGGCGACCGAACTTGGAAGAAATTTTATCGGAATGGAAAGGGATAAAGAATATTTCAATAAAGCGCAACGTAAAATCCAAATGGCTGAAACAAGAACACAGCTTGAATTGAATTTTGAGAGTTGAGATGGATCAAAAAATCGAGTGTCCTCACTGTAAAAGAATGTTTGATTCGCCAGAAACCGAGGCGCTTCGAATGGCAATGACAGAAGATAAGTGGATGAATCACTGTGAAGAAATGTTCAAGAAAGGTTGGCGTCCAGGCAAGTTTGAAAATCTGCCTGAGTTTCTAAAAACAAAACGAATCGGGCTATATTATGAAAAATTAGAACAGAGAATTAAAGCAGAAAAAGAAAAGACTTAGGGGACATTCGTAATTTCTAAAATTGTCCTCAACGGTCAAATTTAGGATACCATCCTGGATGGAAGAGATTCTTAAATATCTAAATCTTTTTTCTCCTTTGTCTGCGGTATTTTGGTTCGTTTTTCGTAGAGAGCTGAAAGTTGAAATTTCGAAATCAAGAGATGAGTTAAGAGATTACGTTGATTCAAAAATCAAGGAAGCAAAAGAAGAACAATATGCTTCTTCTCTTAGAAAGCATCAACGAATTGATAAACTTTCTGATCGTATAATGGAATTGGAAAAGGCTCACACGATGGAAATCGCTTTGCTTAACCAAACCGTTTCGAATACGGACAAACGTTTGGATACGATCGAAGCGAGAATCGAAAAGCTGGACGGGAAGATAGATGATCAAAATGAGCTCCTCCATAAAATCCATTCGATTGTTAAAAACGGGGGAATCTCAAAGTGATCCTACAAATTCTAAACCTTCTTGTTCCGCTTATTAGGAAATTCATAAATCTAAAAGCGGTTCAAACAAATCAAAATTACTGGAATGAATCTTCAGTAGCAGTAGCAAACACGAAGAAAATTTCGAGAGAAGAAGCGTTCGATTCGATTTCGAAGATTCCGGTTCAGCGAGATCCTATCTTTCGTTTACCAGTGTCGAATCCTCATATTACTTCACGCTACGGATGGAGATACCTAAACATCGACGGGAAAAAATCCAAACAATTTCATTTGGGAATCGATCTTGGAGGTAATAAAGATGTTTTCGCTCCGGAAGATCTCGTGATCAAAACCGTTCTTGGAAGGGATCGAAAATATCCTGTTAAGTTCCGTTGGGAAAAAAACACCTGGGTAAATTTAGTAAAATCGGGAGAGGTTCCAGAGGGTCGCGCATGGACTCCTTACATCCTTGCGGTGGGCGTTCATACTAAAAACCTGTATAAGTTCAAGCATACAGATTCCAAGGTTAAGACAGGCGATGAGATGAGTGCCGGTGATTTGATCGGAAAATCCGGAAACTTCGGATACAGCTTAGGCGCGCACCTTCATTTCGAGGTTTGGCCTTGGAACGAAAAGGCACAGGATTGGAAAAAAGAAACCGATCCTAAAGAATTCTTAAAAAACAAAGGGCTGTTATAAGGAGGTTCTCACATGGTCGAATCAATTATTGAGCTTCTTCCAACGGTTCTTCTTAATGGACTCTATATGGGGCTTGTTTTAACAGTTTCGCAAGTTTTATTTCGGAATCTTCCTCATAGTATCTTGCTCAAAAACAAGAGACTCGTTGTATTCATTGTCGCTACGTTAATCGCCGTTCCGTATAACATCTTCTATTGGTTTACGAGTCCGGAAGTCTTTACGTACTGCGTTTCATTCGATGCAGTTAAGGAAGAGATTTGTAAAGTTCTTCCGGGATGGACGCTTGCGGTTTATCAAGCAATCCGGCTTTTTGTTTGTTACCTTGCGACGATTCTACTTTATAACAAAATCGTGAAAGGGATTTTCGAAAGATCCGGGCTTGGACATACAAAGTCAGAAAGTGGAAGAGAAGAAAAAACGGAGGAATTCCAATGAGTCGAACTCATCTTTTCGTTTTGATTTTTTTCTATCTTATTCCTTTGAACTCTTGCATTACGGTCGTTGCTCAGACACCGGATTCTGTAGGAATGCCGCAGGTTCTTCGAGAGGAGGCTAAGGAGCAAAATAAAAAGGGAGAAAAACGAGTCGGCAAACTTCTGAATGCCGCCGCCGATTCCATCGAGGCGGGCGACAAGAACGCAAGAGCCGCCATCAAAGGAGAGAAGAAGACTCAGAAGGAAAACGCAAATTTACAGCGCGAAGCAGGATGGGCTGACGGACTTCAAAGCATCGGCTGGTTCATTGTATTTTTGGTCGTTGGAATTGTGTTGGTTCTCTTACTGATCTCTATTCTGAAAGGCAAGATTCGGATTCCTTTCGTTTCAAAATACTTACCGATCGGAAGCGGTGGAAACGCTTCTATATCTTAGATTTATCCTTAGAGCGTCCTTGGAAACAGGGACGTTTCCTAAATTTTGTTTGATCTTTTTCGCTTTTCTTCACTATGTATAATAATAATCTATTATTAGAATTCTCGCTAAACCCACGTATTTTCCGAAATAAACTTAAAAGAACTGAAATTCAGTAACGTTTTTAACGCACATTCCCGACGGGGGTAACGCTCGCGGACA